TATGCCTAGCATCCCGCTAGTAACTACCGCATCTAACTCACCTTCGCAGATAACTATATGTGGTGATAGTGGCAAGACATCTGCCACGTTGTACAGGTGTGCCTTCTGCCCTGTCGGACTACCGTACTTGGGCTTGCCATCATCTAGCCGACGGAACTTGAAACCTACACAACTGCCACCGGCAGTGATGTAAGGGATAGACATCCACCCTGCATACATCTCGTGACCATTTATCGGATCAGTTACTGTACCAAGTTGGAACTTAGCTGCTACAAGTTCAGATATTCCACGTTCGTTTAGAGCGACTAGCGCCTCCGGACTTACCTCTTGAGCGTATCGCTGCGCCGCTTCCAGTAGCAATTTCGACTGCGCGTTTGAGGCCATCCTTAAACTCCAAGTTCTCTATGATGCAGACAATACTGACTGCGTTACCACCTTTACCGCAGGTGTGGCAAAAGTATAAATTGTTATAAGTATTTATTACAGCAGACCTGCGTGTGTCACTATGTAAGCAACACTTAACCGATACATCGGATCCTTCTCGAACTTCCCCACCGAAGTAGGAAACGATTGGACCTATGGGGATTGCGTTTGCATCAGCGGAGTTCTTACTCCCTCGACCTTTACCCAACCTTGTCCAGTCTTGTGCTGGCATACACACCCCTTGTAGTCGCACTTATCGTGCCACTGTGCGGCACGCTTTATATGGTTGGCCTTGTTTTCTTCGCCGGCTTTATAACAGTTGGCGCAGATCACGTTGGATCCTCTTCTTCATCTGGTGCAAGTTCATCGGTATCTAATATCTCTGATGTGGTGATTTCACCTTCAGGTACTGGCATCTTGCTTCTCCTTTAACCATTGTGTTAGATCCTGGATTACCCAGGCTTGTTCTATGGGAGCGTTGCGACGCTTAACTATTACATAAGACGGCGGTACTTCCCCAAGACCACGTGCCTTAGCATAGTTAAGCGCCTCAACTTGTGCTTCTCTCCAGAACTGGGGCAGCGAAAGGGTTGCCCTGTTCTTGAGTTCAAGGATGTAAGTTTCCCCTGCGATAACAGTAACGATGTCGCCCTCATCCTTTGCTCCAGCTTTAGTCAGACGCTCTGCAATGGCTCCCATTTTACGGAGCCACTTCATTACATCTGTCTCAAACTGAGAACCCTTAGTCTTGTTGTACTGACTCATCTACCAATACAACCTTGTTGGTTTTGTAAACCATCTGACCTTCTTCATCTTTGACAATCTCGACTATGCCGGACTGGATCATTGCATTAAAGAAGTTAGCCAGATCAACTTTAAGTATGGCTACTTCTCTTTCAACATCGCTCATTCTAATTCCCTATCTATGGTTGGACTACATAACCGCCGTCGTATTTATTGATTACATCGTTTCTTAGCATAACACCCCACGCATTTTTATCAGATATCTGACAGGCTGCGTAGTTTACAAACAGTGTTGCAAAGTCTTTACCATCTGCAGTGTGTGGCCCAAAGCGGTTCTTTACAGCAGCCACCTTGAGCTCACCATTGGTCGGATCATAGCCAAGCGTTAGGATTAACGCCGGTAACTGACTGACCTTACCGTGGATGGCACGTCTAGCAGGTGGTGTAGATGGTGATCCATACTCACTCTGCTCAGATACGTGGTGTAGCACAAGTACGCAGGCTTCGGTCTTACGTGCCATATCGTGCAGTTCCATCATTATCGCACGTAAGCCAGCCCACTCGTTGTCAGTCTCTGCTGCAACATTCATTAAGTTATCTATAACTATCAGTTCGGGAGCCTCACCGTATAACTCCACGTATGCTCTGATCTCTAACTCGATATCGTCTAGTGATGGTGACGAATCAAAGACCCATTTAATATGATTAAGTTTTCCAAAGTGTTTATCGTAGTAGTGCTTATCGTTAGATAAGTTTAACTCCACCGATACCTGTGAATGACCGGATGCAGCAGATGCTGCTCTCATCATTACAGTTGTGGTATCTGTATCTGCCGAAAAGAAAAGCGTTGATACGTTTGCCTTCATCGCATAGATCAGGGCGAACATAGACTTACCAGCGTTAGGTGCAGCAGCTACCATACAGACCTGTCCTCGACGGAACTTAATCTGCTTTGCTGCTAGCGCCTGCCACACGTCCGGCAATGGTGTTGCTTTGGTAAGCACACCACTCCAAGCGCGGGATAAGTCAAGCAACGCTACTCCCTCTTAGATGTATATTTTTTTGATTACGTATTCTAGTTCTTGCGTTCTCTGAAAGACCGCCCCAAATACCGAAGCGTTCATTCTTTATGCCCCACTCTGCACACTCAGTACGGTGTAAGCAACCGTTGCAAATAGACTTTGCTAATGCTGTGTCTCTTGAATTAGATTCCTTTTCTGGAAACCAGAAATCGCCACCTACTGAAGCGCAAGCAGGGTTTTCATACGACCCTGGATCGCGCACAGATTATCTAATCCAGATAGTTTCGCACTTGTCTGTTGCACCCTTTGGTGCAGCACACATATAGCCCTTCCAAGGACCCTTAGCTGATGTACCTGAACGGAAAGCCATCACTCCGTGGCGGCAAGACTGATCTCCACCTGCTGGTGCAGGTGCTGCAACTGGTGTTGCATTAAATGCTGCAGCAACTGCTGCAACTGTTGGTGCTGGTGCTGCTACCGGTGCTGGTGCTAATCCACCTGATAATTCAATACCAGTAGAGCGAATGTTTAGTGCGTTCATTGCAATATCTGCAAGACCTGTTTCAAGTTCCTGCACACTTGTTGCATACAGATTGATAAGCGTTCCATCGGCTAACTTATAGTTCACTTGGAACTTAGTTGATTCTGGTGCTGACATATTACTTTCCTCCATTTGGTTTGATGTTTAATCTAATAGATTCTTTACCGACAACCTTCGGTACAAAACCTAATAGTTTTTCTACTTGTTCAGAGTCAACTGTCTCACGACCTTTAACCGTTGTCCAACTGATCTGAATACCACTGGCAGTAACGCCAACGGCTCCCTCGAAGGATGACTTCAAGGAATCCTTTTCCTTCTCCAGCTCTTTGATCTTCTCATCTAACTGTAAGTATTTTAATGCGTGAGTATCTACTTCTGCGTCCTCAATCACGACTTCATTAAGGACGATACGTTCTTTTATTATACCTACGCAACCCATCTCACCGGATGCGTCGTAGTACTGGCAGTAACTCTTACAGAAGTTTGCATCCTTCTCAGGTGCTGGTGCCTCCGTTAAGTTCTTTACATTGCTTAGCCACTGCAGCGCTTCTAGCGCTGAGACTTCATCGTATGGTTCTGAATGTACTTTGATATCGCGCTCATCACCATCGCGTGCAATCGCTACCAAATTAACGCTCTTAACTTCGTGACCGTTCTTAGATAGCAGATAGCCATAGACCTGTACCTGCCAGCGCTGTTGCACTGTTGGGAAGTATGAAAGGTTCTTAACCTTGCTTGTCTTCCAGTCAATAACCGCACCAATACCTGGTACGAATAAGTCAACGTGTGCTTTCATATCACCATACTCAACTGCAGTCTCGACTAGGTAATCTTTACCTTCTGGATCTAGTGTGGTAATGGCATCTTCAATGGCAGCGTGAATGGCAGTACCCATAATTGCAGCCAGCTTTGACTGGTTATCGTTAGTCTCTGGCTGTCCATTAAGTCGGTACCAAACCTTACGACGGCAGCCACCAATCTCTGATGGACCCACCTGTGTCTGCTTACTGCGATCACGCCCTGCATCTTTAGAGTGCAATACGTGCAGTAGTAATTCCTTTGGATCTTCTATCATCTTTCATCCCTCTTTGTAAGCCAATAGTCCAGAGCATATGCCCCGACGAAACCAAATAGCAAACCGAACAAGAACTCGATCATTCATCCCACCCTCTCTGTTGAGTAACTAATTGAATCGGTGGACAGGTATTGATGTCAAGAACCGACGCGATCTTTACTGCTCTTTCTGAAACAACCTTTGCCATTAGCAGGCTCTTATACGAATGTGGCTTCAAAGAATAAAGATAACCAAGTGCATAAGGACCGCCACTACCTGCAGTAAATAGTCCGTGCTCACTTGCGTTAAACGATAAGTCCGGACCGATAGAGAACAGCATAGAATCAAAGGCAAGTAGATAGCAGAAGTTAGCTTCCTTATCTACCTCGTAGCCATTATCTTTGAACGCTTGCTGGATGCTTGGGATTATTCTTTTACCCATCCACTCGACAGGATCTGATCCTTTATATATCGGTGGCTTCCAGTTATAGATCAGGATATCACCAGGGCGTGAGTCACCAGTAACGCCGAGAATGTACTTACCCACACGCACGATCTTCGGAGTTTGCGTACTGATAACGCGCTGATCGTTATCGGTTATCTGCGAATCAGCGGCAAGAACTACGAAGTCAGGTCCTTGGATTCCTACCAGAGTTGTCATTTCTAAAGGATATCACAGCGTGTCGCAAGACACACATTTGGCAGGCATCTGTGTACAATATGAGCCGTAGGCGAATAACAGGAGGCGGCCCTTATCAGGGCCTCGGCGTAGCCGAGAGGCGACTGACCACAGGAAGGAGCCGTGCCGAGCAATGCGGTTCCACCCCTTTGTTATGCCTAAATTCCTGCGCCGTCAGGCGCCACTAGATGACCTTCCTGAGCCGTTTGGCACCGATTTAAGAGCCTTTGGACCCGTCCACGTATGTCCTTGTGGGTCGCAGGTCTTCAGCGTTATGGCAGCCTTTGATGACTACGAGCTAGTCTGGTACTTCCTTGACGCTACCTGCGTCAACTGCGGTAATCTTGTGCGCGTTCCTTGTCCGGTGGACAAAGATGAATCACAAGTTATCTGAAGTAGATGAAGTAAATCGCAGAGCAATCTGCTCGGTTTGTGGTCCGACCAAGATAAAGATCCGCACCAAGAAGAACTCAACTCCCGCTGGTCGCTTTCGCTGTAGGACTGTCTATAAAAGAAACATCCAGAAGAACCAGTATCCATATACCATTCACAAGAAAGATACCTGTGAGCATTGCGGGTTTATTCCTGAACATAGCAGTCAACTCGACGTGGACCACATAGACGGGAACAGTCGTAACAATGACCCTGCTAATCTGCAAACCCTGTGTGCTAATTT